GTGATCAGATTCATAATCTAAAATTTTAATTAATCTTAAACAATCTGCTGGTAGTGTAAATTGTTTAGTAAATCCCCAAGCTGGTGTTGCTGTATCTGCTGGTAGTTGAGCTCGTTTTAATAAACAGTTCCAAGGATGATGTCTAAATACTGAATCTCTTATGTTTAAATATCTAGCATTGCAAAGTCTTGCATTTTTAGAATCTTCTGTAAGTGTTAAGATTGTAGATGCACCTAATTGATTTAATGCTCCATTACAAATTTCTACAACTGATGCCATATTAATCTTTCTTTATAATATATTTACGTCTTAATTGTCTAGGTTTAACCAATGCAAAGATCTCAGCTTCTGTAAGTTCTAAGTCTTTATCAAAACCATGATGTGCAGTTGATGTATGTTTAAATCTATCAACTAGAACATAACGATAGATATAATCTTTATTTTGGAAATGTAAAATGGTTTTTACTTCGTTGATTTTTTTCATGTCTGATAGTGGGGATTATTAGTCCCCACTATTTAAAGCAGTAATTAACTTACTGTGTATTCAATAACAAAACTAAGATCACCAGCGGTATCACCTGCTGCAGGAAAACTAATTCCTACAAAGTAAGTTAAACCTGGATCTGATGAAAGTCCAGCATCTTGCCAAACTTTTTGTCCCATTTTGTTTATATCTCTAGCTTCAAATGCAACTTCAGTTCCTGTTTTTACAGCAGCTCTTAAGTCTGTAATCGCAGAAGCGTAAGCGTCAGCATCTACAACAGATAAATCCTGTTTGTATAAACCAACATCAGCTGTATTTGTAGTGCCTGAATCTAAATCATCATTATATAATTTGATTGATGAAATAGAAGCATTACTTGGTATAGGTGCTAACATTACTGTATCGTTAGCACTTAAATCTCCAGAAGCTAATGCTATTGTTCCTTGAGCAATCCTTTTCACACCATGTAATTGTTGTGCAGGATTTAATACTTGAGGAACAGCAACAAAGTTAGTTACTAGATCTGTATTTACGTTTGCCATGTTTTTATTCTCCTATCAGTTATTATTCATCGCAAGGAATTTGAACAACTTTTTCTTCTTCCATACGAGTTGCACCGATGCTCATAGAGTAATAAACTTGAGTGCTGTAAGATTTATCAGCTCTCTCATCTATTCTTGCTACAACATCTTGACCAATAGCTAATTTAATAGCGTCTTGTGTAAATGCAAATACAAGTCTGTCGTCAGTATTAGTTGCATCAAAATTCAATCTATTAGACACAATAAATTTAAAACCTAAGAAAGAATCAATTTGACCCTGTGCTAGTGCTTTAACTGTATTGAAGTCGCTAGATGTAACTTGAGTTGTTCCTAACAAATCACTTATTTGAGTTGGACCACATACAATATATCTTTGTATAGATGGATCAACATCATTTAAGTCTAGGATTTTTTTAGCAGCCAAAAGTTTAGCAATTGTTAAGCCATCAGATTGTGATGATGTTGATGTCTTTTGCGAGCTAGGTAAAGATACAGAAGTAGAACCAGTTTCACCAGTGTACGCTGTACCGCCTAAAGCTGTAATGATTACATCATCCATAGCTCTTCCCATCGCAGCAGCCGCAGCTTTTGCATAAGAAGAAGTTGGATCAATTAATAATCTTACTTTGTCTGCATTGTCTATTAGATCTGCCCACTCGTAATCTGCAAGTGTTACTCTTCTACGAGAGTGAGGCGTATCTAGTTGTGGAGTGTCAGCATGACGAGATGTTCTCAACTGAGCAGTTGTTTTACCAACTTGATCAAAGAAAGCATTCTTTCCTACTACTGACTCAACATCCACAGCTCCTCTTAATACTGATCCCATTTGTTGAGATAGCATTTGTACGTTTGAACTGTACTGCTGTACAAAAGCAGTTGTTATTTGATTTGACATAGTGTCATTTCCTTTTGTTAAGTTAAGTTTAAGTTTAGTTTCAGAAAGTTCCCCACCAAAAGATAGGCTATCTTGCATTTAACGACTGTTAGTCGGTTGTCTTTCCAACAGGCATGTAAGGTTCTAATATGAATAAGGTTCTAATAGAATTGTCTTACAATTTCTAAGGCGATTTAATTAAAAATCACCCTAGAAATCGCAATATATTAATTTTAAATTAATTGCAATAGAATTATTGCGTTAGCATTTCTCGCAAAGCAAGCACCTGATTTACCACTTTATTATGGTTAGGGTGCATTTTATTCCAATAAGCACCTTGTCTATCAGATGTTAATTCTTCAATTTCTCTTTCAATATCTCTACCTTGAAGAACATTATCAGCTTCTGTACCAATAATCTTATCTTCAGATAATAGATTAGCAATGTTAGCAAATGCTTTTATGATCTTTGGATTATCACCTAATCTGCTACCATCTCTTAATTGAGTATCAAGAAGTTCTGGTTCTAAATAAGTTTGAGCAACTGAAGATGCTCTTCTTAAATTTTCATCATAGGATTTACCCCATTCTGCTCTTAAAGTATTTGCAGCTTCAGCTTGTGCAGATTCCATATTCACTGCCATTTCTTTTGCTGAACCTTCTAATGTTGATTTATAAAACTCTAGTATGCCTTGAGCTTGTTTATTATTTAAACCTAGCTTATGAGCATTCTGTGCAAAGCCTTTAATTACATTTTCATCAACAGTAGCAACATCTGTTTTAAATTCTAAAGTATATTTATCAGGAGATTCTGGTCTGCCTAATTTATTATATACTTCATTCCACTGTTCATCTGTTGCAGATTTTCCTGGAAGAGGAATCTTATCAGTTCCAATCATAGATACTGCATTGATATAGCTTTTAGCTAGTGCATCAATTTCAGTAAATTTTTCTATATTTGGATTTGATCTATACTCTTGTGAGATTGCTTCTTTCCAAGTCTTACCAGAAGTTGGTTGAGCAGGTTGTTGTGTTGAGCTTAGTATTGGTTGTGCTGTTGCTGTTGTTTGTTCAGTTGCAACAGGCTGAGTTACCTCAGTTGTCTGTATTTCTGACATTTTATTTTCCTTTTAGTTTATCATTAAGCAGCATGTTTTTAATAAATAGAAGAACGCTGCGTTGTCCCTCCATATATGCACTTTCATGACTATCCCCTCTTACGTTAGTGGTAGCATTATAGTGGCATCTCTTTTCTAAATCTTGCATGACTTGTTTGCCATGATCAGATTCAAAAACTATTTTATATATTTCTTTTAATTTATTTATTTGTTCTTCCATTTATTTTCCTTTCTGTTGTTATTCCGATCTTACTAACTGTTGAGCCTCCTCAGGTAATGCTTTTGCAAGTGGAGCTATTTGACCACCAGCTTGTGCAATTTGTTGTATCTGTTGCATTTGCATTGCTTGATCTTGTTGTTGTTGTTTCTGTTGTCTTATCGCATTAACTTCAGATCTTGAGTTTAATACTTTAGCAGGAACTCCTACAATATCAGCTAAATGATTTACTAGATTATCAATATTAACATGATCAAATACTGGTGCAACATTAGCAAGTGATCCAAATATTTCTATTGCTCTCATAATAGATTGAAGTTCAGAAGCTCTTTGTGCTTTAGCTAAAGGTGATACATATTCAATTTGAATATCTTGACCAGCTAAAAATTCTGGTGCTGGTCTAAATAGTTTCTTTCTAAGTAGAATAGCAAATGTTCTATCAATCATTGGTCTTAATAATTCAGATTGTAGTCTTCCAAGAACTGGACCAAGCAATCTCATTTTCTCTTCGTTACGTTGCACAACTTCTGTTGCAGTCATTTGTGGACCATTCTGCATCATTAATTGATTTACATAGAAAGCATCTCTAATTGCATTTCTTCTTTGCTCTTCCATATTTAAACCTAATGGATTATTTGCACCAATGTTTAATGGTTCAATTCTATCTCTAGTACCTGCTCTATAAAAATTTAATCCACCTGGTACTGTTCTAACTGGTAATATAAATCCATCATCAGGAACTAATAGTGGAGGATCAACTTGTTTTTGTGCAGCTTTAATTGTTGTCTTAGACATTTCATTTAACATCTTAACATCTGGTAAAGCAGTCATTGCTGGAGATCTGCCATAGATTTCAAATGATGCTTTTAAATAACGTGGTACAACGTATGGGAACTCATTAAATCCTGATTGAGATATTTCGTGTTTATTATCTGGTTCAATATAGCAAGAAGCAAATGGCATATTCTTGTTATCTTTTTTTCTAGGATCGTAATTATCTCTTGGATATACAACATGAAGAATTGTAATTTCTTCATAAGGATCTTTCATTGCAATACCTCTAGTTGTTTTAGAAACATTCTGTTCGCCAAACTGCATAATCGCAGCACGAGCTGTAAGTTTAAATTTTCTAAATACTGTATCTACTTTTCCTTTATTGTTTTCTGAAATGTAAACTTCACCAATATGTCTTGTTGAAAATCTAACAATGTCATCTTCATCTTCTTCAATATACATCGCTGCTGTACCAAACGTAATTAGATCGTGATACAGTTCAAATATTTCTTGTTGAAAATTAGATCTATTAAATGCTTCATACATTTTTTCTGTAGCATCTTGCAGCCATTCATTTGCTGCATCTTCATCAATCATATCTATGTTTTTAAATTTTAATGAGAACCATGGTGTTGCAGGGTTGGTTAGCATACCATGTAGAGATGCTGATAATAACTCTACTGCATGGAGTGGTGATGAATCAAATATTAATTCAGAACGTTTATCGCCTGGTGATCTTCTTTTAGTTACATCTGCTTTTCTTGGCATCATGTAATCTGATACTTCTTGCCAATGCGATTCCCACGTTTGTCTTTGTGTTACTAATTTTCCAAATCTCTTTAAGAGATCTTTTACTAAATCGGTTTCACCCATTTATTATCCTAGTAATGTTGGTGTGCCTAAAGTTGCACCTTCTTGAACGCCTGCAGCTCCTGTTAGTATAGTTGGAGATCTACCACGTCTTCTTCTTTTAATTCCTTTTGCATCCATTTCTGTTGTTGTAGCTTGAGATACTTCTGCTGTGGTTGGTGCAACTGCAACTGGAGGTGGTGGTGCAGGTTGTGGTGCAGGAGCAGATGGAGATTTAAAAGGATTTGGAATTGGACCACCCATAATATTATCCTAATAAAGTTTTTTTCTCTGTCGTTGCTTCTTCAATCAGAGGTGATGTTAAAATCGTTGAAGCTCTACCTTTACGTCTTCTTTGAATTTCATCTTGCTCAGCTTTTATTTTTGCTTTTTCTGCTTCCGACAATTCTGCTTTTGGCGGTTCAGGTAAAGGTTGCACTAGTGGCAACGCTGGCATTTTCGGTGATAAGAATCCCATATATAAAATCCTATATAATTTTGTAATTACTATCTGCTACACTTTGCGGTGCAGATTGTCTAGTATTTATTTCTTGGATTCCAACAGCCAGATATCGCATAGCATCACAAGCGTGTGAACTCCAATCATGTACAGGCTTAGATCTAAACATTCTGTTTTTATCTATAAACTTCCTATGGTAGTGTCTTAACGCATCTATAAGTTTTTTGCAATGGTCTGTATCAATCCAACATCTAGGCAATAACATTGTGGTAGCATGGATTCCATCTTCAAAAGGAATCTTAGGTACGACTTTAAAATTAACACCTAATTGATAAGCAACCTCACGTCTTGTTTTACCATTACTAAAATCAGTAACTTCAATATCATGGGGTGCAAAATGATCTTTATAAACATAATCTTTGCTTTGTAGCATTTGAATATAGTGTGGTAATCCTTCGCCACGTTCTTCGTAGTAATCAATAATGTTTATGGCTCTACCCATTTGTTGAAAGAATATAACTGCTGAATGATCTGACACACCTAAATCCCACGCTGTACTAACTGGCAGTGATGGATCATAAGGCACTCTTGTTAGCTGCCTAGCATCTTCCATTTTAGTAACTACATCTCCATAGACAGCACCTTCTATATTTGCAATCCAATCGCATTCAAACTCTTGTAGGTATTTCTTTTCACCCATTACTTTTTTCGCAGCGTCTAATTCTGCTTGATCAACTATTTTAGTTTCAGATGCTTTAGCTTTATAGTTAAACCATTCTTTATCGCCTTGTGCATGTTGGTAGAGTTCATAGAAGTTATTATTAGTTCCTTGTGGTGTACCAATAAATACGCACCATCCTTTTCTATCAGAAAGTGCTGGTCTAATAATTTCTGTAAATAACTTTCCTTGTACATTGGCATACTCATCAATTACGCAGCCATCTAAATAGATACCTCTTAATCCATCTGAGTTCTCTGAACCTAATAATGTTATTCTTGAACCATTTGGTAAATCGCAACGTAATTCTGTTTCATTGAATTTAACTCCTGGTATTAAAGCTGTGTATTGTTTCATATAATCCCAAGCAATAGATTTAGCTTGTTTGAAGGTGGGTGCTATATAGGCATAGCGTGGTGCTTTGTTAGTAGAACGTAGTGCTGACATTAGTAGATGATTAATCATGCAAACTGTTTTGCCAAATCTTCTGTGGCAGACTAATACCGACCAGCGATATTTCTTCATATTGAAATGAAGTTCTATTTGCTTTTCTCTTGGGTAGTATGGAATCTTGTATTGGATTGTACCACTGTTAATTACTGTTTCAGTTATCGTTGTCATTTAATGGATCGCCTTAGACTTTGCATCATTTATGATTGCATTCTCAATGTTTAATAGCATCATTAACCAAGAACTGAATATGGCTGAATGTTCTTTATTTTCAAAACCTGTGAACTTAACAGTTATGGAATTATCCTTTTCTATAAATACAACTGCTTTGACGTTAGAGTTGTAAAAGTCATCATCATCTTGGTGCATGTTTTCAAACATATACTATTAGTGGTATTTTAATATTATATTAAGGTTGGTCAGGCAAAGGAAAAGATGGTGGGTTGTTTTTGGGATATACCCATTTGTGTTTTTAAGATTGTTGGTGTGGCGTAATCCTGTGGAAGGCTATGTGGCTCAAAGTGAGTTCTCTAGTCCCATGTATATATATAATAAAAAATGCGGCTGCATTTTGGGGTATAGGGGGATATGCAATCTGAAATTGTGTGACATTTATACAACACACATATTCTTACACAGAATTAATTAGATCTAATAATACGCCAAATACAACCTATACTGCATTTCCGATAATTAAAGTTATCGGAACTATTTAATCATTACTATTGATAATCATTAATT